GTACGTGCAGTTGGTGAGAACAGCTTCCAGTCGAAACTAGGTTTCAAAACTCGTTACGGCATGGTTGCAAACCCATACGCACAAGGCGCAGACGCATCGGGCGACTGGACACGTGCAGACGGTCTTGACGCTGGTACTAACGCTTACTACCGTAAAGTTACTGTTACCAACATTCTATAATAAGAGTGGGGATAACCCACCTTACTCAGGGGCGCTTCGGCGCCCCTTTTCTTTTGCGATATAAATAGTACCGTAACCGTATTATAGGAATTCACCATGGCATTGAACACTACAATTAGGCAGAATTATCTAACACCTACGAACTTTAAGTTCAACATCAAAAGACTACCCCACGTCTCATTCTTTTGTCAGAATGTGAATATCCCTGGTTTGTCTTTTCCTCCTTCTGAAGTTCAAACTCCTTTCAAAACGGTATATATCGCAGGTCATGGTAAATTAGATATCGGGACATTTACCATAACTGCTGCTGTCGATGAAAACATGTCAAACTACCTAGAGATTTACAATTGGATGTTGGGGTTAACCTTCCCACACGATTTTACCCAATATGCAAATCTAGTAAGCGGTGATGGTCTGTATTCGGACGCAACCCTACATATAATGAGTAACTCCAAAAACCCGAACGTATCAGTAACACTCAAAGACATTTTCCCTGTTGCTATGAGTGATATAAATATGAGTGTCAATCAAGCAGACACAGAACCAGCAACATTTGACATTTCTTTCCAAGTAAATTCTTTCAGTATAAACGCTTGACATAGTGTAGATTCTGTTATATAATAGACAAGACTACAACTATATCATGAGGGTGTTATGAAACTTGAAGAATTATACGAACTATGGGCAAAAGACGGTGAGATTGATCAAATCAATATCTCTAACGAATCTGCTAACATCCCAAAACTACACAACAAGTATTATATGTTGTATGTGCAGGAAGGTCTGAAATTAAAAAAGATACGTGCTGACTACAAAAAACTCAAAGGTCTCAGAGAAGAGTGGTATCTCGGCGAACTTGCACAAGAAGACTTACGAGAACTTGGGTGGGAACCTTTTCTTGGTAGAAAACCACTAAAGACAGAACTTAACAGTAAATTAGAGTGTGATGAAACACTTATAAATATGTCACTGAAGATTGGTCTTCAGGAATCGATTGTAGAATACCTTGAGTCTATAATCAGACAAATCAATAACAGAGGTTTCCAATTGAAAACTATCGTAGATTGGGAGCGATTTAGAACAGGCGCTATGTAATGGAAAAAGTATATGTTGAGAAGGTCGATGAAGTTTACGTAAGAGTAAATGCAGAACCTTCAGCCAAAATGGAAATGAGTTCTTACTTCGAATTCTTTGTTCCAGGTTATAAGTTCATGCCTGCCTTCAAGAATAAAATGTGGGACGGTAAAATCCGACTTCTCAACACCATGACTGGCATGATCTATGCTGGTCTCATTCCATACATCGCTAAGTTCTGTGAAACTCGTGGTTACGAACTAGAACTAGATGCGGAACTTGCTGGGCAAGAGAATGTGCCAGATGACTATGGATATCAACTCTCAAAGGAGTTTGATAGCGCATTCGAACCACGAGACTATCAGAACGAAGCAGTGACTAACGCAATTCGCAGAAATCGTGGTCTGTTTCTATCTCCTACAGCATCTGGTAAATCATTCATCATCTATCTGTTGTCAAGGTTTCATGCAGAGCAAGGGCGTAAGGTTCTTGTGATTGTTCCAACAACATCTCTTGTAACGCAAATGTCAAGTGACTTCATTGAATACAACAAAGGTCGTGAACTTGATATTCATAAGATTATGGGTGGGGTTGACAAGAACGTAGAAGCACAGTACACTGTAACGACATGGCAATCTATCTTTAGACAGAGAAAGCCATACTTTGAAAAGTTTGATGTTATCATTGTTGACGAAGCGCATCTTGCGAAAGCGAAGTCTCTTACTGGTATCATGGAGAAGACTCCACACATCAAGTATCGTTACGGGTTCACTGGTACACTAGATGACACACAGACACACAAACTTGTTCTAGAGGGTCTGTTTGGTAAGGTATACCAAGTTACTGAGACTAAGAAACTTATCGATGATAACACTCTGGCTGACTTCAAAATCAAAGCAATCGTTCTTGGATATCCAGATGAACTGAGAAATCTAAATAAGAATAAGTCGTATCAAGAAGAAATTGATTGGATAGTTCGTAATGAATCAAGAAATAAGTTTATTCGCAACTTGGCTTGGTCTCTACCTGGAAACACTCTTATACTGTTTCAGTTTGTTGAGAAACATGGTAAACTATTGGAACCTATGCTTCAGAAAGACGGAAAAGCAGTTCACTTCATACACGGTGGAGTTAGCGCACAGGACAGGGAAGATGTTCGTCACATTGCCGAGACTTCTGGCGACAACATTATCCTTGCGAGTTATGGGACATTTTCTACCGGTGTTAATATTAAGCGTCTTGATAATATCATCTTTGCAAGTCCTTCTAAATCTAAAATCAGGAACTTACAGTCCATTGGGCGTGTTCTGCGAAAGGGTAACGGAAAAGAAAGTGCGATACTGTATGATATCGTAGATGACATGCAGTGGAAAAACAAGAAGAACTTCGCAGTTCAACACTTCATGGAAAGAGTAAAGACCTACTCAGTTGAAGGGTTTGAGTTTAAGATATACAATGTAAATCTAGGGGGATAAATGAACCTACTCCACTTGAAGTTAAAGAACGGCAATGACTTGCTAGCGCAAGAACAAGTTGGTGCTAACGATGATGTTATAGTTATTGTTTCCCCGATTGAAATACAGATCAGTCCAGAGTATGGAATGTTTGCAAAATCTTGGTCACATCTATCCTCTACAAACACTTTCGAGATTAAGAAGACAGACATACTATTCGTCTATCCCGCTTCAGAGAAAGGATATAAATATTACGAAGAGTTCGTTACCGAACACATGTCTTCGAAGGTTCATGACGAACCTCTAATAGACGACGATGAAGTATCGGAATTAGAAGAGATGTTTAATCTCATAATAGAATCAAAGAATTCTATAAAGCATTAAGAATATTATACCAGTAACGAATCATAGAGTCAAGCACTTTCCTGGAAATAAGTGCTTGCCATGACATATTTTATGGTGTATAGTTATCCTAACTGTAAGTAATTTGAGGTGCGTATGACAAAAGTTAAGAAAAAAAATTATGTAAACAACGCAGAATTCTATGAAGCAATGGTAGAATATAAGAAGTCTGTACACGAAGCAGAAGATGCAGGTGACGACCCACCTAGAATCCCCAATTACATTGGAGAGTGTATCTATCAGATTTCTAACAGACTATCATTCAAACCAAACTTCGTGAACTATTCGTACCGTGATGATATGATCGCAGATGGGTTAGAGAATGCTATCATGGCAATCAACAACTTTGATCCAGAAAAATCGAAGAACCCCTTTGCATACTTCACACAGATTATATACTATGCGTTTCTAAGACGAATTCAAAAAGAGAAGAAACAATTGTATGTTAAACACAAAGTAATCGAAAACTCTGTTATTATGGATACTATGGTAGAGAGAGGAGAATCAACAGAAGGCGGTGCTGCCTACGTGGACCTCAACAACGACTACATGAATGACTGTGTGACGAATTTCGAGAATTCTTTGGAGAAGAAGAAAAAGAAATGAGGGCATTAAATGAAACCAATGAAACCAATGATACCAGTTATCGTAGAGGATTTGATCAATAAGGTAAATAGTAACTCACTACACCCCGAACAGAAGCAACATTACGTAAAGACACTGGAAGACATACGAAATGCTGCTGACGAAGCGATTAAGAATTACGATAAACAAAGGAAAAGTTCTAGACTATGAAAATTGGCGTGATTACAGACACCCATTTTGGTGCAAGAAACGACAACGCTGTTTTTGCAAAACAGTTTAAGAAATTTTATGATGAAGTGTTCTTTCCTACTCTGAAAGAAAATGATGTGAAGGTTGTTCTGCACTTGGGCGATTTGACTGACCGCCGTAAGTATATCAACTTTGTAACTGCTAAATTCCTAGAAGAAAGTTTCGTGGCCCCCCTGAGTGAAGAAGGAATTGAATTCCATGTTATCTTAGGGAACCACGACACTTACTTCAAAAACACAAACGAAGTGAACAGTATTCGCCAGTTGTATGGTACAACCACACATACGAATCTGCACTTCTATGAAAACGAACCTGTCGTACTGACGTTTGATGGGGTTAAAATCATGATGTCCCCTTGGGTGTGTCAAGAGAACTACGAAGCGTCTGTTAAAGCTTTTGAGGATACAGATGCACAAATTCTCATGGGTCACTTCGAAATCCAAGGGTTTGAAATGATGCGTGGTCAATTGTGCGATCATGGTTTCGACAAGAAGATTTTCAACAAGTTTGATTCCGTCTACTCCGGACACTTTCACCACCCATCCACCCACGACAATATCACATACCTAGGCGCACCGTATGAGATGAATTGGTCGGATTATGATGGTAAACGTGGTTTCCATATCTTTGATACTGAAACACGTGAGATGGAGTTTATCACTAATCCATTCCGAGTGTTCCATAAGATCGTATACGATGATTCCGACATGACTGTGGATGATATTTCACATCTTGACACTTCGCACTTGACAGATGTGTATCTAAAGGTTATAGTGAAGAATAAAAACAATCCTTACATCTTTGACCTATTCTTGGATAAAATTCAACAGTCTGGCGCCGCAGACGTTAAGGTTGTGGAAGACCACATGAACCTTGACGTTGTTGGTGAAAACGAACTCATTGACGAAGCGCAAGACACCTTGACTATTATCAAAAAGTACATTGAAACTGTGGAAACTAATGTGGCTAAAGACCGTATTACAGGGTTGGTTCAAGAACTATACTCGGAGGCAATGAGTTTATGATTCATTTCAAATATGTTAGATACAAAAATATCTTGTCCACTGGTAATGCGTGGACGGAAATCCAACTCGACAAACACAAGTCTACACTTATTGTTGGTGACAATGGTGCTGGTAAATCTACCATGTTAGACGCTCTCACGTTTGCACTGTATGGTAAACCTTTCCGTAAGATCAACAAACCTCAGTTGATCAACTCCATTAACGGTAAGGGCCTAGAAGTCGAAACCGATTTTACAATTGGTAAAGATGAATATACAATCAAACGTGGTATCAAACCAAATCTGTTTGAGATTTGGAAAAACGGAAATCTGTTGAACCAAGACGCAGCGGCAAGAGACTATCAATCATATCTTGAAGAGAACATCCTAAAGATGAACTTCAAGTCGTTTGGTCAAGTTGTCGTACTTGGTTCTTCTACCTTCGTTCCTTTTATGCAGTTGCCTGCAGCGTCTCGCCGTGAGGTTATTGAAGACCTACTTGATATCCAAATCTTCACAACGATGAACTCTTTACTCAAAGACCGTGTACAATCCAACAAAGAGGAAGTCGCAGAGATTAAATATGAGTTGGAACTTGTGAAGAACAAACTTCAATCTGCAAAAGACCATAACGAAGAAGTTCGTAAATTGAAGCAGATCGAAGTTTCTAAGTTGAAGGACAAAGCGAAAGAACAGGTTACACTCATAGAAGAACAGAATGGTCTTATCGAAGAGTGTGGTGTTAAAATCGATGAACTAATCGCTTCTATCACTGACAAGTCAGAACAGAAAAAGAAACTCTCTGAAATCCAAGATGTGGATCGTAAACTTGAAACAAAATTCAAACAACTTACCAAAGACACAAACTTCTACGAAGGTCACGACAACTGCCCAACCTGTAGACAAGGTATTGAACATGAATTCAAAGAACGAACTATTCAAGATAACCTCAGTAAAATTCAGCAAATCACAGATGGGAGAGTACAACTCGTTGCCAAAGTTAAGGTAATCGAAGAACGACTTTCAGCAATTTCTGATATTGAAGATGAAATCTCTTCTTTGAACTTGACTACATCTGAACACCGTGCGAATGTTAAGTTCGCAACGAATGCGTTGAAGTCTATCAAAAAAGAGTTAGAGTCTGCTGAGAAAGAAGTAGAAGAGATTGACGACACTAAAATTAAAGAACTTGAAGACGAATTTAGGTCTTACAATATCAAACAAGAACAACTTGTGAACGATAAAGAAGTTCTTGCGGTAGTGTCTTCTATGTTGAAAGATGGTGGTATCAAGACACGTATTATCAAACAGTATGTGCCAGTGATGAACAAACTTATCAACAAATATCTGTCTGCTATGGACTTCTTCGTTGACTTCCAACTTGACGAAAGTTTTAACGAGACAATCAAATCACGTTTCCGTGATGTATTCTCATACTCCTCGTTCTCTGAGGGTGAGAAACTTCGTATCGACCTTGCATTGTTGTTTACTTGGAGAGCGGTTTCGAAACTTCGTAACTCCGTTTCTACCAATCTTTTGATCATGGATGAAATCATGGATAGTAGTCTTGACAATACAGGTACAGAAGAGTTTTTGAAAATTATCAATGAACTAACTGCTGACTCGAACATCTTTATCATTAGTCACAAGGGTGATCAACTCTATGACAAATTCGATAACATCATCCGTTTCGAGAAGGTGAAAAACTACAGTAGAATGGCATCGTAAGGAGAAATCACTATGCAAACTGGAAGACTTGCATCTTTGGAAATCAAACATAATAAATTGCACAAACAGATTGAAGCGCTTGAAGCCGAGAAGGCTCCTGATAAGTACATCAAACCGTTGAAGATTGAAAAACTCAAACTTAAAGATGAAATCCTTAAACTTAAAGGTGATCAACATTCTCACGGTATGAATACGCTAGGGGATGATATCTATGACAGTTAAGTCATATGTTTTCGACGTTGATGGAACTCTTACTCCAAGTCGTGGCAAGATGAACATTGATTTTCACCTATGGTTCTCGGACTTCTGTGATAAACACAATGTTTATCTTGTCACGGGCAGTGACAGACCTAGAACGGTAGAACAAATGACAGAATATATCTACAACAAGTGTAGAGCAGTGTATCAATGTTCTGCTAATGAGATGTGGATTGGCGAGAAACTTGTTCGTCAAAGTCGTATGGAAATATCGAAAGAACTTGAAAAGATTCTTTTGGAATATTGGGTCAAGGCAAGTTCTTTCCCGCATAGAACTGGATACCATCTAGATATCCGTTCTGGCCAGGCAAACTTTAGTGTTCTCGGTAGGAAAGCAACCAAACAACAACGTGAAGAGTATATCAAGTGGGACAAAGAGAACGATGAAAGAAATACCATCGCTTGGACTTTGAATGATGCATTTGGTCACACGTATGAATTCACTGTTGCTGGAGAGACTGGTATCGATATCACCTATAAAAATTGTGGTAAAGAACAGATTTTACTTGACTTTGATGGGTGTGATGTGGTATTCTTTGGAGATACTATACGTCCAGGTGGTAATGATTACTCCCTCGCTCAGATGTTGATGCACCACACGGACGATAGTAGAGCATATAATGTTAGTGGGTGGAGAGAAACTTGGGAACTTCTGGCAAAGATGACATAGTTGGGTTTACCGCTTCATCGTTTGATCTTCTACATGCTGGTCATGTAGCGATGTTACGAGAGGCAAAATCTAAATGTGACTACCTCATAGTGGGGTTACAAGTTGATCCTTCTATTGACAGACCAGAAAAGAACAAACCCATCCAAACTGTCGTTGAACGTTATACGCAACTATCTGCTGTCAAATATGTTGATGAAATAATCCCATATGTGACAGAAAAAGACTTGACAGACATACTAGAAATGTATAAGATAGACCTACGAATCCTTGGTGAAGAATACAAGGATAAAGAATTCACTGGAAGAGAACTCTGTGACCGACTCGGAATAGACCTCCACTTCAACCGAAGAAATCATAGATTTTCTTCCAGTGAACTTCGAAAACGTTTGAATAACGTATAAATAGACACATGCGGAGTCTGAGAAAGACGGGTGGTCCACATCTGTCAGGGGGGTTTAATTCCCTCACTCCGCTCCAATACTATGGAGTAAGTGATTAGATTATGTCAAAAAAATATAACGCAAGTGAAACAGG